GGGCTCCGCCCGTCCTTCGGATGATTTTTTCGCACGGGGCAAAATTTTCCTAAGGTGTATATAGGATTAGAGATGCGAAAAAATTTCAAAGTCGATGGCAAAAACGACGCGATTTTGGTGAAGCACGTCCTGCTCGCGGAGTGGTGCGGGGTGTCGGTCGAGGTCATGCGTCGGACGCTCGGCAAGTTCGGTCTCCCGTCTGCTTCGCCGATCGACTTGCGCGACCTCGTCGGAGCCATGATCGGCCTGATTCGCTCGAAGGAAAAGCAAATCCTTTCGCTGGAATCGCATCAGGACGAGCTCGATCGCATCGCCCAGCAGATCGAGATCGAAACGAGTCGCCAAAAGCTGGAGCAGTTGCGGGCGAAGACCGGGATCTTGAAGCGGGAGTGGGTGCGGGTGTCGGACGTGCAGGAACGCACGGCCGCTTTGTCGCGAGCCATGCGAACCGCTGGCGAGCAGCTCGGCCATCGCTTCGGCCCCGACGCTCAAGAGATCTTCAACGATGCGATCACGACCGGCTGCGGCGCCCTACTGTCGATCGGATCGCAGGCCGAGACCGTCGAGACGGCAATGCAGGAAGCGGCCGACACGGTCGGCGAGGAAGTTCCCGAGCCTGAAGCCAAGCCGGCCAAGCGTGGCCGGGGGCGTCCCCGCAAGAATCGCGAGGTGCAAGCGTGATTCTTGACGCGATCATCGACCGCAATGACGACGCCGAGCTGAGCAGCCGACTGGTCGCCGCGGGCCTGCTCGCGCAAGGGCTCGAAGCGTCGCGCGTTCGCAAGCGTCGGACGTTGCGTCAGTGGGTCGAGGCCGAGGTCGTGATTCCTGACGGCCCGTTCAAGGGCGAGCGGTTCAAGACCTCGCGCCAGCCGTTCACGGGCTTGTTGTTCGACGCGATCGACTCGGGACGCTGGAGCGAAGTTTTTGTGTGCGGCCCTTCCCAAACCGGAAAGACGCTCGCGGCGCACGTGCTCCCCGCCCTGTACACGGTCGACGAGCTCCGCAAGAACTTCGCCGTCGCCGTTCCCGATATGCGGATGGCTCAGAACAAGTGGGAGATCGACTTTCTCCCGACCGTGTTGGCGTCGCCGTCGCTGTCGACGTTACGTCCGATTCGCGGCCCTGGCTCGAAGGGCGGCGCGATCAAGGACACGGTCACGTTTCAGAATGCGGTCGTGATGAAGTTCATGACGGCGGGCGGCGACGATACGCAGCGGGCCGGCTTCACGGCCGAGGGCGGCGTGTTCGTGACCGAGGCCGCTCGGTTTTCGGCGGCCGGTGAAAACTCGCAAGAGGCCGACCCGCTCGACCAATTGCGCGCACGCATGCAGGCCGTACCGCGGCGACTGCGGCGGCTGGTCGTCGAGGGAACGGCGACGATCGAGGCCGAGCTCCCGTACTCGGCTCGCGAGTTGTCGACGAAGTCGCGGATCGTGCTCCCCTGTCCGAAGTGCGAAGCGTGGGTGACTCCCGAACGCGAACACTTGCGCGGGTGGCAAGGATCGGCGAACGAGCTCGAAGCGGCCGAGAAGGCTTATTTCGCGTGCCCTTCGTGCTCGCAAGCGTGGAGCGAAGCAGATCGTCGCTCGGCCAACTTGGCGGGGCAGTTGTTGCACGCCGGCCAAACGATCGACGAACGCGGCGAGATTCATGGCGACCCGCCGCAAACGGAGCGGCTGTGGTTTCGTTGGTCGATGGCGAACAACCTGCTGTTGAGCGCCGGCGACATCGCGGTCGACGAGTGGAAGGCGTCCCAGCTCGAAAAGGAGTCGGAAGCCGGGATCAGCGCCGAAAAGAAACTTTCGCAGTTCGTCTGGGCGCTGCCTTACGTGCCGACGTCGCTCGGAATCGAACCGCTTAATTCGCATCGCGTCGCGCGTCGACAGGCCCAGTATTCGCGTGGCTCGTGCCCCGAGGACACGAAGTACATCACGGTCGGCGTCGACTTGGGGAAATACTTCGGCCACTTCGTCGTGATCGCATGGCGCGCGAGCGGCCGAGCGCATGTCGTCGACTACGGAATTTTTGACGTTCCGAGCAAGCGCAACGCCGACGATCCGAACGGATTCGACGTGAAGGTGGCAGTATTCAAGGCGCTGCGAGACTTGCACGATCGCTTTGAAAATCAAGGCTGGACCGTGATGGGCCGCGGCGAAGTAATGCTGGCCGACAAGGTGCTCGTCGATTGCAATTGGGAAACGGACGCCGTGCAAGAGTTCATGCGGTCGGTAAATGGCGGAGTCGCGAAGTCGAGCGACGTCTGGGTCTGCTGCCAAGGTCAAGGCGTTGGTCAGCACGAACGGCGCAAGTACACGCACCCCAGCAAGTCAGGCGGAACCGTGATCTACATCGGGCAACGCTACTTCGTGACGCGGTTCGCGAAAGAGCGAGTGCATGTCGTGCAACTCGATACCGACCATTGGAAGAGCTGGATTCACGACCGACTTCGCGGCAAGGAAGGCGAGCGCGGCAGCCTGGAATTGTTCGCCGCGAGCGAGAAAGAACACAACACGTACACCAAGCATCTCACGAACGAGCAGCTCGAGGAGAAGCCCGTCCCTGGCTTCGGAGTGGTGCATGTGTGGATGAACAAAGCCCAGAAGCCTAACCACTTCTTCGATGCGACGTCCTACGCGTGCGTCGCCGGCCATATGTGCGGCTTTCGCGTGTTGGCGGAAGCGGAACACGAACCGGCTCCCAGCGAGCGGCCGGTCGCGCCAGATCACTCCCAGGACGACGCCGGGCCCGTGCTACCGGACGGTCGATCTTTTTACAGCACGGAATGGAGGCCGACATGGCAAGAGTGAAGCAATGCAGCGATCGTGACGGAACCGGTTCGAAATGCACGGCCCCGAGTTCGTGCCGTGAGGACGGCCCCTCGGTGGGAATTTCCTTGCCCTTCGTCGAGGACCTCGACGGCGGCATGATCCACTCGGTCGAGGTCCCGCTGTTCTACGCCGAGCAAAGGGCCGGCTTGTGTCGCTTGCGTCGAGCGCTCGAAAGTAGCGGATGCAAGTTGCGGAATGGAAACCCCGTCAAGTCGCACCCCGACGCGATTCGCTACGTGCTGGAGCAGTACGAGGCCGGCGTCGACGAGTCGGTCGGAACTTGACAGATACCGGCCCCGATGCACTACTCCCGGCATCCTGATCCTGGGAGGGGTCTGCGACCGCGAACGCCCCGCTGTGACCTCAAGCACGGCGGGGCGTTTTTTATTGAGGGCCGAATATGGCGACCACTCCGACGCTGGCGACGATTCGCCAAAACTACGTCACTTACTCGAGCTACGAGGAGGACGGCGACCAGTCCGCTTGTCGCTCGTTCATCACGGCCTGCCGGCGCTTGCTCGTCATGCTGCCGGCCGAGTCGGAAGGCGCCGACCGCTCGCGCGTCAAGTTCGAGCTCGCCGAGATCACGAAGGCGATGGAGTACGCCCAGGCGTGGCTCGCGGCGAATCCCTCGGCGAGCGATCCGCCCGCCAGCTTACACCATGACTTCTCGGCCTTCACGGAGCGCGACTAATGGCCCACAAGTACGAGGACGAGCTTAAGTCACTCACGCAACTCTCGCCGGTCATCGCCAAACAGTTCGACGAACAATTCGCCGAGTTCAAGGCGAGCTACTTCGCGGCGTCGAACGGCCGCTACTTGCCGACACCTCCTGGCATCTCTCCGATGGGGAGCGGCGCGGATTATCACTACCGCACCGAAAACGAATACCTGCGAATGTTGGAGCGGGCCCGGTTTTTTGATCGCGATAACATGGTGGTCGGCCAAGGCGTGACGCGCGTCGTCGCGAACATTTTGCAAGAGGGTTTCACGTTCGACCCCGACACTGGCGACGAAGGGCTCGACACCGAATGGAAGTTACGCTGGCGAGAGTGGGCCGAGTCGCCTGAGCTGTGCGATTTCGAAGGCGAAAAGTGCTTTCAGGATTTTGAGCAAGCGGCCATGCGGAACGTGATCGTCGATGGCGACGCGATCCCGCTCTTGACGAACCGCGGCTCGATCCAGTGGAAGGAAGCCCATCACCTGCGCAATCCGTTCGGCGTGTTCAACTCCGACAAAATCGTGCATGGCGTCGAGCTCAACGCGGGACGGCAGCGCGTCGCGTACTGGATCACGGCCGACCAGATCAACCCGCTGCAAAACGTGACGCCGTCGAACAACTTTCGCCGGATTCCGAAACGGGACTCGGAAGGGTTTCTGAACTGCTTGCACTTGTACGATCCGAAGCGGATGAGCCAGACGCGCGGCGTGACGGCGTTCGCTCCTTCGGTCGTGCCGATTCAGTATCACGAAGACTTGCAATTCGCGACGCTGCTCAAAGCGAAAGTCGCGTCGTTCATCGCGATCTTTCGCGAGTACGACGTCGACGCGAAAGTGCAAAGCGGTCGACAGGGTGGCTCGCGCACGACCGAGAGTCTTGTCGACGGTTCGTCGCGTGTCGTCGAGCGCACGGGGCTCGCTCAGCAGATTACGGGCGACCCTGGCGAGAAGCTGACCGGGTTCGCGCCCAACGTGCCGAATCAAGAATTTTTCCCGCATATGTCGATGATCCTCGGAATTGTCGCGATCAATCTCGACCTCCCGCTGGTCGTGTTTTTGCTCGACCCGTCGCGAACGAATTTCAGCAGTTGGCGCGGAGCGATCGATCAGTCGCGGATGCGATTCAAGCAGCGTCAGGACTGGCTGCGGCGCAACTTTCACGATCCCGTTTTGCGGTGGAAGGTGCGCGAGTGGATTGCCCGCGATCCTGCTTTGCGAAACTTGCCGAGCACGGTCAACCCTTACGGCCACACTTGGAAGCGTCCCAAGTGGGCCTACATCGAACCGCTCAAGGACGCGCAGGCCGACGACCTACGCATCTCGCGAAACCTCGAAAGCGCTTCGGCGGTCGTCGCGGAATCGGGTCGCGACTGGGACGAGGTGTCGTCGGCGATCGTTGACGACCGGGCGAAGCTGATCGTGAAAGCGATCGAGCGGGCCGACGCGATCAACAAGCAGTTCGAGGCCATCGCCCCGAACGTCAACTGGCGCGATTTAGCCGGCGACTGGCGCGACGCGAAAGCGACGAGCGGCCAACAGGCGAGCGCCGGCTCCGACGCGACGAGCGGCGATCCTGGCGTGAATTCTGGCGCTTGACATCTTCCGACCCCGATGCACTATTCCGCGACATGGACGTAGACCTGAACGACATGTGGGCGATTCACGAGCCCGCATTTGTGCGGATTTCCGAGTGGCTATCCCAGCCGCCGCAGTCGCGCTTGATTGCTGCGAACGGAGGGAAAGCGACCGCTCAGGCTCCCTACGATTTCATCGAACCGGGAATCGCATTGATTTCCGTTTCGGGCGTGCTCGGCAAGTCGCTCCCGTGGTGGCAAGACTCAGGCGCAACCCTTCCTGACTTGTCGCGGGCGATTCGCGCAGCCGCCAATGATCCGACCGTGGATGCGATCCTGTTGGCGGTCGATTCGCCGGGCGGGACCGTGGCCGGTACGACCGACGTCGCCGAAGCAGTCGCAGCCGCGAAAGCGAAGAAGCCAGTTTGCACCTACGCATCCGATTTGATGGCGTCGGCCGCTTACTGGATCGGAGCCCAAGCGGATCGCGTTTACGCCGCGAACGCTCTCACGTCGATCGGAAGCATCGGGGTCTATGGCGGCGTGATTTGGGACACGTCGAAAGCGGCCGACAAGGCCGGGATTAAGACCTACGTGATCAAGGCCGGCGAGAACAAGTCGGTCGGCGAATTCGGCCAAGAGGTCACGCCCCAGCAAGTGGCGCAGGCTCAGGCCCGAGTAGATCAAATTCATGCTCACTTCAAGGCCGCGGTACAAGCCGGCCGGAAAATGAGCGCGGGACAGGTGGCACAAGTTTCGGACGGTCGGGTGTTTTTGGCAGCCGATGCGTTACGAGCCGGACTGATCGACGGCGTCAAAACTCTCGACGAAGCGGTGGGCGAGTTGGTCGCCCTCGCGGCGACTCGAAAACAGCAAATGGAGCATATGCGCATGACCGCGACCCAAACCGAACCGAAAGCCGCGACCCTGGCCGAGCTCAAGGCGAATTGCCCCGGCGCGCCGTCCGACTGGATTCTCGCCCAAATGGAAGCCGGCGCGACGGTGCAAGCCGCGCAAACGGCCTTCATCAAGCATTTGGCCGACGCGAAAGCGGCGGCTGATAAGAAGGCCGAGGAAGCGATCGCGAATGCCAGCTCGAAGCAGAAGGCGGGCGGAGTCGATCCGGTCGTCGGCGGCCATTCGAGCACTTCGCATTTGCAAGGTGGCGAGCAGTCGCAAGAGTCTGGCGAACCGGTCGCCGATTACGACGCGGCCGTGCGGCGCGAAATGACGGCCGGATTGTCGCGACTCGACGCGCGTCAGCAGGTCGAACGCAAGAACCCGCGACTCGTGCGCGATTACCTCTTGGCGACGAACCCCGCCAAGCAGCACGAGCTCATCAAGGAAAAATTCGCCGGCCGCGTGAAGTAGGCCAGCAAGTTCGCATGCCGTGGGCGTGATCCCTCCCAGACAAGCCCCCTGACAAAGACAATTCTCGGAGTTCTAAAACATGTCCACGGCTGCGAATGGCGAGTGCGTTCGAACCTATCCCATCACCACCGGTTTTGCGGCTGCTCCCGGCACGCGCGTGAAATTCAGCGGCACGAACTTGTCGGTCGCCGGCGTCGGTGAAATCGGCATTGGCACGCTCGACGAACGCGTGCTCTCGACCGATACGGTCGCTTCGGTGCGAGTGTGGGGAGCCGACGAGAGTCGACGCGTGATTGCGTCCGAAGCGATTTCGGCGGGCTCGCTCGTGTACTGTGTCGCGTCGGGGAAGTTCTCCGACAACGGCCTGTACCCGGCCGGCTACGCTCGCACGGCGGCTTCGGCCGACGGCGATGAGTTCGTGCTCGACGATCTTCCGCCCGCGCTCCCGCTGGGAACCGCCACGATCGCGTCGGCCGGTTCGACTCAGTCGGACGCCGCGGCGTTGACGGCCCAAGTGAACATCATCACGGGCGCGGACGGGACCAAGGGCGTCGTGCTGCCGGCTGCGGTCGCCGGCATGCCGCCGATCTACGTCTACAACTCGGTCGCCACGAACGGCCTGAAGATTTACCCGGCCAGCGGCGACGACATCAATGACGGATCGGCCGACGCCGCGATCACCATCGAAGGCAAGACGTTGGCCGTGCTGGTCGCCACCGACGCTTCGACGTGGGCTGCCCAGTACACCGTCAACACGTAATCGAAACTGACAATCTCCGCAGGGCAGGCCCCTCCCGCGATCGACCCGCACAAACGCGAACTGATCGAACAACCTGCATCCTTTCGGAGTGGAAACAATGGCTCAACCTTCTTCGGCACTCACGCGATGGGATGCCAGCCTCAACACCAACGAATTCGATTTGCTGATGAATCAGGCGGGCTACATCGGCCCGAAGGTTCTCAAGCCGCGCGTCGTCGGCAATCAGTCGGCGACCTACGGCAAGGTTTCGGTCGAGGAACTGCTCCGCTCGCAGGAAACGGCCCGACGTGCCCGATCCGGTTACGGACGCGACACGTTCGAAGTTGGCAACACGTCGTACGCGACGGAAGAGCACGGCTGGGAAGCGCCGGTCGATGACCGCGAAAAGCGCATCTACCGCGACTTGGTCGACCAGGAAACGGTCGCCATGACGCGTTGTGCGAACATCGTCGCCGACAAGTACGAACGCGAAGTCGCGGCGGCCGTGTTCAACACGACCACGTTCACCGGTTCGGCGCTCACGACCGCAGTCGGCACGGCTTGGTCGACGCATGCCTCGGCCGCACCAGTCGACGACGTGATCGCGGCGGCCGACAAGGTGGCCCTGAATTGCGGCCAACAGCCGAATGCCCTGATCATCAACTGGCGCGGGTTCATGCATATGATCCAGTGCGCCAGCGTCAAGAGCATGCTCGCCACGACGAAGGACCAATCGGTCGCGAACCTGTCGAGCGCCCTGGCGTCGCTCATGGGCCTCGACCAGATCATCGTCGCCAAGGGTATCCAGAACACGGCGAACAAGAACGCGACGGCGTCGCTCTCGCGTATCTGGACGAACGCCTACGCGATGGTCGCCAAGGTCGCCTTGACCGACGACCCGAAAGAAATCTGCCTCGGTCGGACCTGGATGTTCTCGGAAGAGAATGCCCCGGGCGCGGCTGGCGACGGTACGACTCTCGCCGTCGTGATGGAGGAATATCGCGAGGAATCGACGCGCGGCACGGTCTACCGAGCCCGCAATGATCGCCAAGTGCAGATCCTGTATCCCGAGTGCGGCCACTTGCTCACGAGCGTCTGGTCGTAGTCCAAACTTCGCCGCGTCCCGTCCGTGGCGATATTCGCCGGCCTTGTCGCCATGCAAGGCCGGCGCTCTTTTACCCGCGAGCCGTTTCATGTCCGATCACGCCACCCTTTTCTCCGACGCCGGTCTGGCAGCGCTTTTCGAAGTGCAAGCCAGCTCCGACCGTTTCGTTTATGTCGGCGAAAGCGGCGCCGAGGTCGTCTGCGATGCCATCATCGGCATGGAGACGATCGAGGAGGTCAAGGACAAGAGCGAGCGGGCCGCGCGACGCATTCGCCGCGTGCAGATCAAGACGGACTCGGTCAATGCTCCCCGCGAGAACGCGACGGCCCGCGTCGACGGCGTCGAGTACGCGATCACGTTCATCGAAACGTCTTCGGATGGCTTCTCGCTGTTGACACTCGCACGTTCGCCGATGATCGAAACGGCCCGGCCGAATTACCGCACGCCGACGCAATTGCAACGAAGGGGGTAGCCGATGGACGCGGCAACCGGCCCAATTGCAACCGCGAAATCGCTCTTGCGGACGATGCTTTCGAAGTGCGTCGCGTTACAAACGATCGACGGCAACTCGTTCTCTGAAGCGGAGACGTTCGAGCGGATCTATCTCGACGCGCTCCCATCCCCGCCCGATAACCGGCCCGAATACTCGCGCGAAGAGTTCGAGGCTCTGCGGCCGTTCGTGCTGCTGTACATGCCCGCGCTCACGGGTTTCGGCATGCAAGCCAACGCAGCGGGAAGCATTACGGCGGCCGTCGCTCACGGTTCGTTTATCGTCGAACTGCATCGCGCCGTGCCGGAACACGAACAAGCGGACGCCGCGGCGGCGGATCGCTCGCTCGAAAACATCCTCGGGCGACTGATCACCACCGGCGACATGGCGAATCCCGGCCTGTGGCAACTATCGCGAGCGTCGACCTATCTTGAGCTGGTCAATACCGAGCTCTTGGAAGTCTACCGCACGCACCCCGACGACATCCCGAGCAAAGGCGATTACCAGATCGCGACGCTGCTCGTGCAGTGGGGAACAAACGCATGATGATGCCGCGCATGATTCATCTCGACATCGACCGCGAGAAGCTCATGTCGGAGGGCTTCAAGGCTCGCCGCATTAACAACGCGATTAAGGCGTCGCTCTTCGCGATGGCGGCCCGTTGGCATCGCGAGATGCTCATGGACCACTTCGAGCCGAGCGCGTTTCAGCGCTACCACTACACGCTGCGACGCGGGCAAGCGATGGACCCAAGCTCGAAGGCGTTCAAAAAGTCTTACTGGGGCCGCAAGGTGCGCGCGGGGCGCGCGTTTCCGCTCTATCGAACGGGCGAGGGAATGCTTCAAAGCATAGTCCCCAAGATTCGCGGGACCTGGAAGCAGGCCCGCGTCGTGTTGCCTTCGAAGTTCAATTTCAAAAACCCTCGCTCGCAAGTGAACATGCGGGCCGAGCTCACCAAAATCTTGCCGGGAGAAGCGGCGCGCCTGCTGTATTTCGGCCGGGAAGAATTCAGCGCCGCACTCAAGCGGTCAACCTAAAGGAGCCCCGACGTGTCGAGCTATCACTATAAGATGCACTCGCTCAAGCTGTACACCGACGCGATGGGCGCGGCCGTCGTCGTTCCCGACCTGACCAGCTTCGGGTTGATGATCAATCCCGAACTGATGACCGAGCAGGTCGCGGACTCGGCGACGCCGAAACACGTCGCGATGGTCGCCCGCAAGCTGATGAGCAACCTCGAAGGATTTTCTCTCAAGACGATTCTCGACAATCTCGCCCTGACGGGACTGGCGATCAACTCGGCGACCAATCCCGGCGCGGTCGCGTACTTGCAAAAGTTCGACAAGAACGGATTCGTCGCCAGTTCGAACCATCGGTCGTTTACGTTTAAGAAAGGCGTCGTCGTTCCGAAGACGATCAGTTGTCAGCATCGGCAAGACGCAAAGATCACGTTCGATATCGTCCCGATCTTCGACGGCACGAACAACGCGGTCGTGATCGACGACTCGGCGTCGATGCCCTCGATCAGCATCGCGGCGGCTCGCTGGACGCTTGGTCCGATCATCATCGGCAACGATGTTCTGACCGAGTACACGAGCCTGGAGATCGACCTCGGCAACACGGTCGAAAGCGGATCGAGCGAGTCGGACATCGACGAAACGCATATCGCGGTTCGAACGCACGAGCCCAAGATCACGATCACGGGCATCGACCCGCAGTGGTTTTCGTCTTCGGTCGTTGGACTAGGCGGGAGTGTGGCGGCGCAAGCGACCGACGCGATCTATCTCCGCAAGCGAGCCCAGGATAATGTCGGGTTCGTGTCGGACGTGACCGAGGAACATATCAAATTCACGCCGAATGGGTTGGCCGCGGTCAATCAGGCGTTTCGGGCCCAGGCCCAGCGGATCGGCGAAACGACGCTCGAAATCAAGCTGGCGATCGATGGCAGCGGCAACCCCGCTTTGGCGATCGATACGACGGCGGCTCTTCCGTAGCAGTAACAGGGACGGACATGGCGCAACTTCTTTATTTTGTGGAAAGCGTGCCGACGCTCAACAAAGAGTCGGCCGCGAAGTACGGTCTCGGGTATGCCTTGAGCGACGGATGCGCTCATGGCGCCGTGAATGGAAAGGGCCCTGGCGGCGCGCCGGGAGTTTGCGCATGCAAGAGCGGCGAACAGCTTGGCTACTACCCCGACAAGCAAACGTGGCTGCGCATCCCGCGCGAGTCGGGGCCGGGCGTGTTTGTCGGTCGCTGGAACGACATGCCACCGACTCCGCAGGAATTGGAGCGACCGAAGAAGCTAGCCGGCTGGACCGTGCGGCTGCTCGACGGCCAAGACTGGATCGCGGCCACGGCCTACCAATGGCACGAAATCCCAGACGAAGAGACGATCAAGTGGTCGCATGCCCTGCCGGCGCACGCCGAGATCGATGCCTCGGGCGCGTGGACTCGCGGGCGTGTCTATCGCGATTACGAGCGACTCTGGCATATCGCGAAGACGCATTTCGATTTGCTTGTCGGCGACGACTCGGGAGGCGACATCGAACTGAGCGCGGCGGACTCGCGTGACTTGGCGGCCGAAGTGCTGGGAGTGAATTACCGAGTCTCGAAGTGGGAGTGTGCGTTACTTGGACTGTTTGACGATCCACCGACCAAGGCCGTCGAGATCCTGCGAGCGACGGTCGGACTGCCGGCGATCGAGGCTTGGCAAAAAAAAAGAACCCGCTCAGCGCCCGGCGCCTTGAGTGGGAGCGATGGCGAGCGGGCCTAGATAACAAATTCCGTCCGACGTTGGCCGAGCTGTGGCTAGCCATGCGGGGAGATTAAACCATGTCGACAGGCGGCGAAGTATCGGTGAAGTTCTCGTCGCAAGGCGAGGCCGACCTGCTCCGCGCTTTGTTGCAGGTCGTCTCGAAGGTTGGCGGCGTCAAGGATGCGGTCGAAGGCGTCAATGAAGCGACCGACAAAGTTAGTCCGTCAATGCGCCGCTTCGCCGAGTCGGTCAAGGGAATCTCATCCGACCCGCTGCGCGAGTTGAACCGCGAGAATTCACGCCTGGACGAAGCGATCAAAGCGAAGCTGCTCACCGAACAGGAAGCGGCCGGTCGTCGAGCCCAGGCCCAGGAACGCTATCGCGAGCAGTTACGCCGCACGCGGGAAGAGACGGCGAACACGGACAAGGTGTCGATCGGACCCGACGGCATTCCGCAGGTGCAGAAAGCGCCAGACGTCGCCCCGCTCGACCTGTACAAGCAGCGGATCAACGAATATCGGGCGGCGCTCAAGGCCGGCACGATCGACAAAAAGACGTTCGCCGCGGCATCGAAAGCGGCTGCCGAAGACTACGCCGACCAGATGCGCAAGGCGCGTCTCGAGCAAGAGAAGGCCGACGAGTCGCTGAAGAAGTTCGCCAAGGATTTGTCGTCGACTGATTCCTACCCGATTGATGCGCACCGCAAGCGCATGGAGAAGCTAAACGAAGCGGTTCGCAAGGGGATCATCGACCAAAAGGAATTCGAGATCGCCGCGAAGAAGTCGCAGGACACGATGCAGGTCGAGATCGCTCAGAACCTGAAAGAGCTCGACAAGGTCAACGCGAAAACGAAGGAAGCCGGAAAAGAAGGCGCGTTTTCGTTTTCGCAAATGGCGACTTCCGCCAAGCTGGCTTGGGCGGCGGCCGGCTACATGATCATCCAAGAGCTCGACAAGATGCAGCAGAAGGCCCGCGAGGCCGGCGAAACGCTCAAAGAAGCGTCGCGCGTAACGGGGACGATCGCTCAAGTGTCGACGTCGCCGGAAGAGTTCCAGAAGTTGATGACCGAGGCCGAGAAGGTGCTGGCGATGGGAGCCGCGTCGAACTTCGCCGACGCTCAGTCGTTCATCGTGGCGCTGCAAAATGCCGGCGCGATGGACGAAGTAAAGAATTTCGCCATGCTGCGAAAATATGGCGTGATGGAGCAGCCCGAGCGCATGATCGCGGCGGCCACCGGTTTGCAGACGTCGATGGGAGTCGACAAGACCGGGTCAAAAATCGACCTCGCGACGATGGGATTTATTGCGGGCGGAAGCGCTCCCGATACGGCCGAGCAAGTTTTGGCGGGGGCAGGCAAGGCGGGCGTCGCGGCCAAGCAGCAAGGCGCGAGCGTCGAGGAGCTGCTGGCTGTCACGGCGATTCTGTCGAAGGCGTTCGGAGGTTCCGACATCGGCGGCGACCGTGCCAAGGAATTCTTTTCGAAGCTGGCGATCGCCGAGCCGAAACTCGACCGTCGCGGACGGGTCGAAAAGGATTCACCGCTGCGCGAATCGTTTCGCGGGAAGTCGCTCGAAGAGATCTTGGCGAGCAAGGAACTGGCGTCAATGACGCCGGCCCAGATGCAAAAGGCGTTCGGTTCCGAGCAATTTGCCCAGGCCTACGGAACGTTGTTGACGGCCAAAGACGAAGTGCTCGCACTTGCCAAAGCGACGCGAGACGGAAGAGCGAACGAAACGCTGATCACGCAAAAGATCGCGAACGTCCAATCGGACCCGCGAGCGATGGCGGCCATTTTGCAGAAAGAAAACAACGGTCAACTCGAATTGCGACGGCAAACGGAAGGCACGCAGTCTTTGCTCGCCGATGCCGTGCAACGACAGGCCGAGGCGTTTTCCTACAACCAGGCCCAGAAAAGCGGGAGCGGGACGAACCCGCTCGGGTTCTTCGGAAAACAGATTGGATTCGTGGCGGCTTTGGATTTGTTTTCCGCAGGACCAAAAACGACTCGCGAGCAACAGGCCGGCGCATCCTTCGCCGAGACGGCGGTCACGCGAACGCGACAAGTCGTCGGCGACGATGTTTTTCTGCGCATGGCGGACGGTTCGCAGTCGACGGCCGAGACCATGAAGCAATTGAAAGTCTTACAAGAGCGCCAGACGAGAGTTCTTGAAGAGACTCGGCAGATCATGGCCGAGTTTAACGCCAAGGTTCGACCGACGAATCCGCAAGCCCCCCAGCCCCGTCTCGCCGCTCCCGCCCGACAGGAACAAGCCGCCAACGCGAACTAAGTGATTTATGCCCATTCCGCACGAAGCTAAGCATCGCGTCGAGGAGTTCGAGTTCGAATTCTGGCGCGGCGATGCGCCGTCGCAGCTCAAGCAGGAAGTGCAGCAATTCTCGCGGGCCGGCGTCAACGGACAAACGCACAAGACCCTCGGAGAACGGGCGCCGTCGTTTACCTGCGAGCTCGTTTCGTGGCATGCCGACCGCGAGGATGCGCGCGACGCCTTGCACGGCTATGTCGAATTGATTGGCGCGGACCCCGTGCAGGTCACGAAGGACGGCGAGGACTTGCTCGAAACGGAGTCGGTTCGGTTCGTGGTACTCGACGTGAGCGAGACCCGATGCAAGACAAATATCCGGCTGATCGGGCCGGGAAAAGACTACGCCAACGGGGTCGAGCTCGTCACCCGCTGGACGATGACCCCCATTTTCGCGACCGAGTAACACAAAGGAGCCCCGCATGTCCCGCCGCTACAACAGCTACGGAGACCAAAACGTCTCTTCGTCCTACATCACGATCGTGGGCCTGACCGGCGCGACGACGATCCGCCCCGAGATCACGCGACTCGTGATCAACCCGAAGACGCTCGCCGATAACGTGCTCGACTATCTGCTCCAGCGCTACACGGCGGCCGGAACTTCGACCGCTCGGACTCCGCACAAAGAAGATGACGGCGACCCCGCCGCGCTCGCGTCGTTCGGCTACAACCACACGAGCGAGCCGACCTATACCTCGGGCTCGATCCTGCTCCCGCTGCAACTGTTCCAGAAGGTGCCGTATACGCACGAGTTCTACGAAGGCCACGGGTTCAAGATCCCGGCGACCGCGGCGAACGGGGCCGGCTTGCAGGTCAAGCATGCGTCGATGACCGACGAAGTGCAGGCCGTGCTCGGCTGGTCGGAGTAACGCTATGCCGCTTACTCATTCGGTCGGACTCGTCGAAGGGCGCGAGATCGCGGACTTCGTGCATTGCTGCCATTGCCAACGGGCTTGGCCGGTGCGCGCCGCGATCGATTCGCACCTGCGCGGCGAGAAGGCCCTTGGGTGGTGCGGCAAGTGTGCGCGGCCTTGCTGCCCGGCCTGCGAGGCTCGGTGCGTGCCGGTCGAGCAAATGCTCACGAATATCGAGGCGGGCCGCGACGAGCTCGCCGAGCGGCCGGCGTTTTCGTTCATTCCCCGACAGATCGAGGGGTAGCAAACTATGTCCGTCGTGACGCTCGCGCCCGGCGCGGCTGCCAACGGCGGCGGCGGGGACCAAGGCTGGATCAACGCGAGCAACGTGCTGGCGGACGATTCCGATTACGCCGTGGTCTCGCTTGGTTCCGGCCAAACGTCGGACATCTTGCAGGTCGATAACTTCGGGTTCGCAATTCCGACCGGCGCGACGATTCTCGGAATCGCTCTGACGATCAAGCGGGACTCGCTCGGCGATACGGTCGACAGTTCGATTCGCGTCGTCGATTCGACCGGCACGCCGCAGGGCAGCAACAAAGCCGATGGCGTCACAACCTGGCCGGGCACGTTCGGGACCGGTTCCTACGGTTCGTCGAGCGACGACTGGTCGGCCGGCCTGGATTACGCCGACATTAACTCGACGTCTTTCGGGTTTCGCATTCAATGTACGACCGCGAGCGGATCGAGCGCCCGCGTGCAGTACGTCGAAGCCAGCGTCTATTACTCGGGAGGCACGACCGGCGACGTGCCGACTGTGATCGTGCATCGGGCCCGCAGGGTAGTTCGTCGCCGGCTGTTTCAGCAGACGCCGCTCTCCCTGCTCTCGCTCGGCGACCTCGGTGAAGTGACCGAGGTCGATTCGTCGGTGGTGCCCGCGATCGTCGCCAAGGTGCGCCGGTCGGATTCGCGCCGCGCTCGCCAGCCGTTCATCGGATTCGTGTCGGACGCGACGACGAGCACGAGCAGCTCGACATTCGTCCCGCTTCCGGTATTCCTGCGAGCGAAGCGACCCGAGCGTCGCCGGCCGCTCGTGTCAATCCCGTGGCCAGTGCCGGCCGGAAACGGCGAGACGTGCCTGTGCCCCTTTGGCGCCGTGATCGTGTCGCTGCGATTCGCGACCGCTCGTATCGTGTCGATCGATGCCGATCCGTTCATTCCTTCGGTTTCGGGCCCCGGCCTGGATCGACCGTCGCTCGCCCCGAGCGTGTCGGCGACTGCGGTCGTCGTCGAGTCGACGCTGGCGACCGCTCAAATCGTGTCCGTCTGCCATTGCTAGGAGGTCGAGCATGCCCGCCAATGCCCGTTTCAATATTGGATATTTCCCGCTCTACGTGGGTCGCACGACCGACGTCACGCTCGACTTGTACGGCCCTGACGGAGAAACGCCGCTCGTCCTGTCGGTGTCCGACGTCGTCGAGGCTCGCTTGTGGGACACGGACGGCGCGTCGCCAGACTGGACCGCGAACACGAGCGGAACCGAAAGCAAAGTGACCGTCGTGGACGTCGGGACGAGCGGCACGACTCCCGCCCGCGTGACGGTGCGTTTTCACGAGACGCAAACGGCCGCAATCGCGGCGGGCCGGTACAACTTTGAATTGTTCGTCGAAGACGATTCTGATGGCGACTTGGCGAAGCCTTTGTGTCGCGGGTCGGCGGTCGTCAATGGCAGCCCGAACGCCTAGGAGTTTCGCTGATGGCGACGACTGTAAACTTCAACGATACGGGCATCCGCAAAGTAGGAAAATGCACCGTCTACGTGCGCGATAAGTGGGAGGACGATTGGGAAGAGGTCGAGCACTTGCACGCGACCGAGATCGTGTGGAGTTGCCAGCCGGCCATGCCTACGGCGTCCCTGCGCTGGGACTATGGTCGCATTCTCCGCCCGAATTCCATTGCCTACGAGGACGTCGCCAAACTCGATTGGAAGTGGCCGAAATACGCGAAGATCGTCGCCGAGTGTCAACTGGTCGCCGAAGATCCTGAGTTATGGTCGGAGCGGACGTGGTACGGCGTCTTGCAAATCTCGATCGATCAGGACGGCGGCGTGATTGTGCGCGGCGACAAGGAAAAACCGAAGCCGCTCGCCAGCGGTCAACAGGTCATCGTCGGCTACGGTCTCGAGCATTTGCTCTCGATCACGCCGATCATGTCGTCGGCGTTTTCGACCGGCGTCGGCGTTACGCTGCGGCAAGGATTGCGGGAGACGTTCAACCGCGACGGTCTCAAGAACTGCTCGGTCGGCGATTTGGGACCCAATTATAAATCGTTCTACTACCTCCCCGAAGACGCGCAGCATTGGAACACGAAAGAGATCGTGCGTTATTTGCTTGGGGCGGCGATCCCCGAAGATCCTGGCGGAGTCGTGCGCGTGCCGTTTCGCTTGCGTTCGGGCTGCTACGTTCCCGACTGGGACCGGCCCGAAGTGTCGCAAGAAAACGCGAACGTCTTGTCGCTGCTGAATAACCTGTTGCATCGCGGACGATTGCTCAATTGGTGGCTGGAAGTCGTCGAGGACGATCCCGACGCGGGCGGCGACGTCGTCGAGCTCGTCACGCAGACGATCCTGAAAGAGGACCTGTTCACGGATTTGCCTCCCGGTCCGAACGATCAAATCGCCGGCCACACGATCCCCAAGAGCACGCGTCAACTGCATTTGACATTCGACGTCGACACGGAGACGACGTGCGTCGTCAAGGACTCAGGGCTCCCGACCTGCGATCAAGTCGTCGTGCGCGGGCGCCCGCTGCAATATGTTTGCACGGTCGGATTTTCGAAGCTGCGAACCGATAACCTTGAAGACTGGTCTCCCGACTGGACGCCGGCCGATGAGGAAAAGTATCGCACGGCCGCGAGCGGAGATCCGAACTACGCCGCATTGTCGCTCGTCGACGCGCAGCGAGCGAACGCGGTTTCCCGTTCCCGGGTGACGCTCGAAGACGTGTTTTCGCGGTTCAAGATCCCGACCGATTGGAACGGCAAGGACGTATCTGGGAACGAAGTCTTCGCGGCCTACAAGGGCATGCAGAACATTCACGGCAACACCCCGTGGGTGAGTTGGAAATTAATGCCGAACTTGCCCCTCTATTACGGGTTCGACTACGCGACGCATGCGGCCGATTTGGTGGGGGAAAAGATCGCGGGCATTCAAGACGAGCCCGAAAACGATCGCGAATATCTGCCGATTCTGCTCTTCTTCGCGCGGCCCGATACGGACAATTTCGTGCTTGGGCAAGAGATGGGACGGCTGGCGGAACTGGGATCAGTGTCGGCCGACGACATTCCAGCCTGTACCGCGGCTGCCAGCGTAGGCAAGGACGGCCGCTCGCTGCGCGTGCGCGTCAGCGGAAAGCCCCAGCACGTCATCGCCGGCGAATCGTTTGTGCAACTGCCGGAAGACGATTACGGCGGCGTCTATGATTACCAGCAACTACGGGCGACCGTGGCACTCGAAAACGGACTCCATATCGAGCATCGTTACCCTGACAACGTCGCCGGCAACGTCGACCTGATTCGCGTTCACGAGATCCGAGCGGCGGATCATTACGAGGAGATTTATCTTGTCGGCGGGACGGCGGTCGACGTCACGAGCGACCCGAGCTATCTCGAAGGGCTGCTGACGACCGGTCAAGGCGTTTGGATCGAGCGACCCCGCGAGGCGTCGCGACAATTGGCGGCGCTCGCCAAGATTGCCTACGCGTGGTACTCCGAGCCTCATCGCGTCGTGTCAATCACGACGACTCGACTCAAGGGCGACGGCGTCGTGAAGTTGGGCGACCTAGTCGTGAGGGTCGGCGACAACTTGAAAGACAACGCGCAGGCGGTCGATTGCGTGTCGCCGATCACCGAGCTGCGGATCAGTT